CGTTTCCGTATCGAAAGTAATAAGTTTCATGGGTTCTCTCTCTTAGTTTGAATTTTGAATATCGCGTACTGCCACTGCCACTTCTGCCAAGAATTTTTTTACCTCGCCCTCAAGATGCTTGATGAACCGGTCGTCGCGCTCGACGCGCTGCATGTACAGGTCGTGCGGTGCCGTGAACGCTGGGTCATACGACAGGAACATGCCCCACTTGCGCTCCAAGATCCAGGCATTGCCCTGTAGCTGGGCGTCGTGCATGCCCGGCATTCCCTGCGCCAGCGTGCGCGCGTGGATCCCGCTGTTGAACGGCGACTTGATTTCCACAAACCCATCGGCGCCGACCAGGCCATCGGAGGACGCTCCGCACCAGCGGATCTTCGAGTGCAAGGCAAAGCCAACTTGCTGCACGCGCTCGCCGGTGCGGATCACGTACTGCTGGCGTGCCAGGTCTTCGGAATCATGGCCCCAGGCTTTCGCCATGCCGCCGGCGTCGCGACGCGGCCCGGCCATGCGTTCCCCGACCATTTCCCATAAGTAGGCATCGCGCGCGCCCTTGCCGGCCAGGATGTCTGCGAAGCGGCTGGCGGTGGCGTGGCCGGCGCGGTACGCATGCCATTCATCGCTACCTTGCACGCATTCGATAAAGCGCGGCGGCATTATTTGCCCGCCTTCTTGACGCGCGCTTCCAGGTCGGCCAGCTCGTCGCGCAGCAGGCCGCGCTGCGCCGGCGTCAGGTCGGTCTTCCAGAACGGATCGAACGTTACGTGCCCACCGTCGGCGGCGGCGCGCGCGTTCGCCAGCAGCTGCGGGCTCGGCCCTTGCTGGGCGCCGTTCTTCGCTGCAGCGACGTCGGCCGGCTTGGCATTGCGCTGGCGCGAGGACTGCGCCGCCTCCTTGACGGCGTTGCGGTCGAGCGGCCCGCCGTCGTCGTCGCTGCCGTCGTGCACGGCGATGCCGCAGGCGGCCAGCAGCGTATAGCGCTCCAGGTAGGACACGGCAGAGCCAACCGCCTGAATCGCGTTCTTGCCGCCGGTGCGGTCCGCTTGCGCGCTCAGTGTCGTCGCCTTGCTGTGGCCGAGCTCGTGGGTAAGCGTGCAGGTGACGGTCACGTTGTCGCCGGCCTGGATGGTGCTCCAGTCGTGGCTGATGCCGTGCTCGGCCAGCGCCGCGGTGATTCCGGCGCAGACCGTGGCCAGGTCGGCGTACTGGTAATAGGTGCGCCCACCCTTGTCGGTGGTGTAGTCGGCCGCCTTGTTCTTGATGATGGTCGGCGGGTTGCGCTTGAAGGCGGTCATGGCGCTGACGAATGCCTTGCGCGCCTCGCCCGCTTCGAGCCGGTCGCGCAGGTCCATCAGCTGGCGCATTTCTTCCAGGCTGGCACCGCGCCGCGCCGCGTCGGCGATCATCGACATCGGCGTATCGGCGGCAGGCATCTGCTGCAACTGCTGGTGCCGGACCGGCTCGGGCATGTTGCCAATGCGCGGCTCAAGCGTCAATCCGGTTGCTGGCTTGGCGCTGGCAACGCGCTGGCGCTTCGTTTTTGGTACTGGTTGCATTGTGTTTCCTCTTGCCGGAGTCTATGCCCGGCCTCGGGGTTGATTGAAAGGTTGCTACTTTTACGGCTTGGCCCCGGCGACGCGCTGGAAGTAATCGGCCTGCTGGGGCGCCGTTTCGAACTCTTCCAGGTTCAGCAGAATCACGGTCAGCACCGCCACGAAGCCGATGCCGACGACAATCCAGGTCGGACTGCGCCTCACTTCGCCAGGCCCGAACAGCGCCTTCGCCATTTCCTTGTTGTACCACTCGTCTTCCTTGCGCTCCCACTCCGCGCCTTCAGCCCGATACCACTCGACCAGTGCGGCGCGCTGTACTGCGATCCGTGCCTGAAAGCGATTCATGTTTTTCTCCCGTTGTTTGACTGGACTCCATCGTAGCGGAATGGATTTATAAATGCAACTCCTTTCTGTAAGTGTGGACACTCTTCGGAAAGGTATGGTAAAGTGCAAGCTGTTCACAAAGGGATGAAATTATGAAACATGAAAATCAACTTGAGTTCGTCCGGCAGAAGCTTGGCTCGACGCCTCGCGATGAGTGGATGCAGGTAGCGGCGAATGCCCACTTAAATTTACGGACCCTGTACAACGTCGTGGACCCATCGCGAAATCCTGGCTATAGCACTGTGTACAAACTCTATGTCGCACTGAAAGAATGGATTGCCAAAGGAAAGAGAAAATGATCTGCGTCTATAAACACTTCGATTCCGATGGAAGGCTTTTGTATGTCGGCTGTACAAAGAACTTTTACGCACGATCAGCGGCGCATAACCGGTCGGCATGGGCGATGAAAGTAGCCGGCATAGAAATAATCCAGTTTTCCGACATTAAAGAAGCAAAAAGAGTAGAGAGGAATTTAATAGATACCCTTGCCCCTGTTTTTAACAACGATACCGTCGTGATGAAAAATCGCCGGATTACGAATTCGAGGCTCAGGGACATTGAACTTTTCGATAAAATCCGCGAGTATTTAAAGGCTTCGAATGTCGCGCACGCCATGCAATTCGCCGTACTTGCCAATGTGTCGGCGGCACTCGTCTTGGCGCTAATAGAAGGCCACGATGATGTTAGTGGTCAAACTGTTGCGCGGCTGCACACGGCATTTAAAAATGTCAATTGGAGAAAAAAGAAATGACCATCAAGGAGCGCACGCGCGCCGCCAACCGCATCATCGATGCCATCGCCGACAACGGGCCGCGCGCCCTGTATTCGGCTGTCAGCGAGCGCAAGGCCCGGCTCGGCCTGGACCGATATTCGCAAGTCTGGTACATCGACCCATTCACCGGCATGCGCCTGTACCCGTTCGCTGGCTCGACCTGGCTCGGCTTCACCGGCAGGCGCAACACGCGCGATATCGTGGAAGCGCTGGCAAAGTATTCCCGCGATGCCTCGCCCCTCGACGCCGATTTCATCGCCTCCCTGCTCGACGGCTACAGCGAGGAAGAAAAAGACCAGGTGCGCAATCAGGTAGTGCTGACCGGCGCGGTGATGGCATGACGACGTTCGGATCCGTGTGCAGCGGCATCGAAGCGGCCAGCGTCGCATGGCACCCGCTCGGCTGGCGCGCCGCCTGGCTGGCCGAAATCGAGCCATTCCCTTGCGCCGTGCTGGCGCATCACTACCCCGACGTGCCAAACCTCGGAAACATGCTGTTGATCCCGGCGATGCTGCGCAATGGCGACATTCCCGCGCCCGATGTGTTCTGCGGCGGCACCCCATGCCAGGCGTTCTCCGTTGCCGGCCTGCGCAACTCCCTCAAGGATGCGCGCGGAAACCTCTCCCTAACCTTCTGTGAAATAGCCGATGAAATCGATATCCAGCGAACTGCAAATGGACTTCTTCCTTGCATCATCAAGTGGGAGAACGTTCCCGGTGTCCTCAACACGAAAGACAACGCCTTCGGCTGCTTTCTGGGAGCGCTTGCCGGCGAAGATTGCGCGCTCGTCGCGCCAGGGGGCAAATGGGCGAACGCTGGTTGTGTGTTTGGACCCCAAAGAACAGTCGCGTGGCGCGTATTCGACGCACAATTTTTCGGAGTGGCCCAACGACGCCGCCGTGTGTTCGTTGTCGCAAGTGCTCGAAAAGGGTTCGATCCCACATCAATACTTTTTGAGCCAGAAGGCGTGCGCCGGGATTCTGCGCCGAGCCGACAAGCGGGGCAAGACGTTACCGGAACAATTAGCGCGCGCACTTCAGGCGGTGGCGGGCTCGGAACCGATTTTGAGCTTGGGGGGGGCTTCAACCAGTTAGCGCCGAAATCCGATGACTTAATTGAGGGGGGGCAACTAGCGCGCTGCCTGACCACCAAGACGCGCATCGACGCGGAGACGGAGACGCTGATTCCTACTTTCGGGGGCGTCTTTAGCTACGCTTCCGACGTTTGTCCAACGTTGCGCGCTGGAGGCAATAGCACTGGCGGCGACCGTCCACCAGGTACCGATGTCGATACGGCAGACAGCTTGATAGTGGTGAATCAAGCGAATGGGCCTCTCAATTTTGTATGCCGAGATTGTGGATGGGATAACCTCTGTTCGCCGTCTCCAGTCTGCGAGGGGTGCGGAGAGGACCAGTCCGATGTGCTGGTATTCCACATCGACGCGAAGACCGTGCTTGGTGGCGACAAGCCGCATGTACTGGGACCCGTCGCCTTCATGGCCGACGACTACAAGAACGGCACCTTTGAGCAGTGCGACACGGCGCGACCATTGACGACAAGCGCCGACCGCACTCGCGCAGCCCCAATTTTGGCATTCTCCTGCAAAGACTATGGCGCAGATGCGGCTATCGAGTTAGCTCCGACCATGCGCGCTATGGGGCACAGCGGAAGCCATGCAAACGCAGGCGGGCAACTGGCGGTATGCGTGACTGGCGACATCACCCATACCCTCAAGGCCGAAGGATTCGACGCAAGCGAGGACGGGACCGGGCGCGGGCAGCCGATTGTGGCGCATGCGATCCAGGCCGGCGCGCTGCGCGAGAACCCGGCCGGCGGCCCGGATGGCATGGGCGTGCAGGCTGATGTCGCGTACACGCTGGAGGCTCGATCCGAGGTGCAATGCGCGCAGATGGGCATGGCAGTCAGAAGATTGACCCCCAAAGAATGTGCGCGCCTCCAGGGATTCCCCGATAACCATTTATCGCAAGTCATGGTCCGCGGCAAGCCCGCTGCTGATGGCCCGATGTACAAGGCATTCGGAAACAGCTGGGCTATCCCCTGCGTTTTCTGGATCGGCGCGCGGATCGACAAGGCGCTACGAGGTCTGAAATGAAACAAGGCAAGCCGCTGAAACCCGGCAGCAAGGGGCTGGCGCGGTCGGCCGGCCTGAAAAGCGGCGGCCAGATCGCGCGCAAACCATTCACCAACCAGGGAGTAAAAAATGCAATATCGAAAACTCGCGTCAAATCAGATGAACCGCTGCCGCAAGTGCGGGCTGTGGATGGAGTCGTACCTGACCGTTTGCCAGG